CCGCCGCGATCCTGAGGACGTCACTCGCCGTCGCCATAGGTCACCTCCTCGATGGGAGCCACGTCGGCGGTCGCGTCGGCGCCCTTGGAGTCGGACACGGCGTGGGCCACCTGAGCTGTCCCGGCCGTGGTGTCGGTGGCGATGATGTTGGCTTTGATCGCGTTGGTGAGCTGCTGGCCCTGCACTGCGGCACCGGTCAGGTTGTTGTTGCGCCACCAGCTGTAGATGCTGGCGATGACGGCGATGACGCCGGTGATCGCGGTGCTCACCTGATCCGACGTGAATGGTAGCTGGCTGATGCCGGCGATGCTCAGGCCGGTCTGCGCGACGCTGAACAGCTGGACGATGAGCAGGATGATCGCCTTGGTGCGTTCCCCGGTCAGGCCAGGAATCGTGGTAGTGGTGTTGGTGGCCTTGTGGTCGGGCTGGTTTGGCGTGTTTGCCATGATGGTTCTCCTTACATGAAGAAGCCCCACGGGGTGTGGGGCTAGTGGTCTAGTTGGTTTTATGGAGGCGGACGCCCAGATGGGCGTTCGCGTAGGTTTTGCCGGAACTGGCGCGGATTTTGAGCGTGTACCTGCCGGCCGTGAGGTGCGCCGTGAGCACGGGGTTGGCGGGGTTGCCGTTCATGGCCGCGTCCCATGGCGCGAAGCCGCGCATGACGAACGGGAACAGGCCGGGGCGTCGAATCGTCGGCGCACCGGCGAGAACTCGGCGGAACCCTTCACCGGGGCGAGCGTCCCGTCAGCGTTCGGTCGTTGACGCTCAGATTAATCGTGGTCATTGTGCTGCTCCTCTGGTTGGCTATTGGTGGTGGACATGGTTTCGGGCGCGATGTCCGCGCGCAGCTCGTCCGGCAACGTCGGCTTAGGATGCCGGACGAGGAAATCCGGTTTGACCAGCTCGCAGAAATCCTGCAGCCAGTGGAACAGGCGGCGCGTGTACCCCACCGCCGTGAAATACTTATGCTGCACCCGCTCCAGGTGCCTGATCTGCTCCTCCTGATAGGCGACCTGCTCCTGCAGCGGGTCGATGATGCTCTGCGTGAGGATCCTCACCGCCTTGTCGGCGGCGTCGGCGGTGATCGAGTCGATGTCGGCCTCGTTTTTCCGCCGGTTAGACCATGCGCCTACCAGTCCGCCGATACCGCCGCCGCCGATGAGCGCGAGTATGACCGCGCTCCAGAATTCCTGGCTCATGAACAATTCCTGGAATGGGGGCATCATGCCTTCCTTCTTCTAAAAAATGGGAATCCCACACGGTGCAGTCGTTCCATAAGGCCGTTATGCGTGTGGGTTTTTGGAGGTTGAGAAATGTTGTTGCAAGAGTTTTGGAGCGACCGGTTTTGGCCGTATTGCGTCGATAATCTGCGCGAGTCCACGTGTGTCGGTTACGAGTCGGCGTGGCGGTTGCACGTGGCCCCGAGGTTCGGCGCAATGCAGATGGAATCGATAAGCGTTGAATTGGTGGACAAGTGGCTCGCCGGGTTCGGCAGTTCGGGCGCGGCGCGCAAGGCATGGGCCGTATTGCGCGCGATACTGCGCAAAGCGATACGTTGGAATCTGCTGGACGTGGACGTCACGAGGCGCGATATCCAACTGCCGGCCAAACCCCATTACGAGCCGATGCTGTTGACTATCCGCCAGCAGCGATCGCTGTTGCAGGGCTTTTACGGCCACCCTTTGGAGGCGTGGCTTATCTGCGCCGTCTCATGCGGCCTGCGCACCGAGGAAGGCTACGGGCTGGAGTGGAGTGATATCGATTTACGCTCGGGAGTGCTGCATATCGAGCGCGGTTTGCAATGGGTTGGTGGTCACGAGGTGACTGTGCCGCCGAAGACCGAGCTATCCCGCCGCACGCTGCCTTTGCCGCGCTTCGCGGTCAAACGCCTGCGCGAGCTCAAACCGCGCGAGGGCGGGCGTCTTATCGGCAATCTCACCCCGCCACAGGTGGCACGCCAGTACAAGAGCTGGTGCAAGCGACACTCATTGCCGCACGTGCCGGCACGGAACCTGCGCCACTCGTGGGCGACGAACACGCTGGCGGCTGGAGCCGATATCGCCATCGTGAGCAAAATGCTCGGACACAGCGACATCAAAACCACGGCCCGCTACTACCTCAAGCCGGATATCGCGGCGTTGAGGGACGCGCAACGCCTCTGGGAGAGAGCCTTGATAGCCTGAGGGATTCCCTAACCCCCATCACGGGCCAAGTCAAGATGCCGTATTCCAGCAGCTATATCACTCTGGTCCGCGTCGGCCGTATCGTCACAGCCAGTGCGTACATCACACTGACAAGCAATTTCGAGCAGACCGGCAACACATTCGTTAACGAGACAATACCGGATGGCTTCAGACCGTCCGGCGATTCAAGAGCGCTCATGCGCGGCACCGACAACAGCGGTACGGTCAGTTTCTACCTTTACGGTACTCCGAACGGCAAAATGGTGCTTAACGGCACCGGATATGTCAGACGATTTGTCGGTATATCCGGCTGCTGGGTCACCGCGTAGTTTTCCCTAACCCAGACGAAGCCGGTGAATTGCGTGCCGGCGCATCTCGCGCAGTATGGCACGTGCACCGTCATGATGAAAAACGGGTGGGCGTGGCTTTCTCTCGACTGGAAGAGCTCGGCAAGCGATTCATGGGGAAAAGGGGACATCGGCACGCTCCCAGTCGGGTACCGGCCCGCCACCGATATCAGCTTCAAGCCGATCGTGTTCAATGCTGTCAACAACAAGAGCGTGAACATCTGCAAGACCGGCAATGTCAACTATAACAACACCGGCGGCTCGCAGGATGGAAGCGGGTTTCTGCTTCACGCGGCATGGCCGTTGCCGTGATCATCGGAATGTCACGCCGTCAGGTATCGGCATGGTGACAGGCGTGTGTATGCACCGGTCACCATTCGCCAGTCCTCCGATCACCGTGATGGTGCCGTCCGTGTTCCAACGCGCCTGTTTGCCGTAATTGCCGTTCGGGATCGACCACAGGCAACCAAGGTTGATTGTCTCGGACGGACGCGGGCCGGACTCATACCGGAACACCGAGAAGTTGCTGACTGTGACCGTGCTGCGGAAACCGCTCAGGTCCACATGCAGGAGCCGGTTGCGCCGGTCCACGATGATCCTCATGCCGCCGCCGTAACTGTCCGCCACGAACGACCCCGTGTCCTGCCACTTGAATTTCGCGATAAGAAGCGTCTGGGTTAGGGAATCCCACACGTCGCTCATCGGCTTCAACACGTTGAACAACGCGACGGGCGTGCCGATGGCGATGCCGTCCAACGGGATGCGGTACAACGGCATGTCGTAGGTGGTGCCGCCATCCAACGGGCTGGTCGTGTTCAACGCGGGGTCCGTGGGCGTGCCCGTGGTGGGAGTGCCCTTGACCACGAGCAGTCGCGCCGACTCGATTGACTGACTGCCTTTCGTGTACCGGCAGACGACCAGATCGTTACGTTTCATGCCCTGTGAGCCGTTCGTGATGATGAGGTCTTCGGGAGTGCCCTGACTGACGTGTCGGCCCTGCATGACGAGCTCGCCCGTGCCGATGGTCACCTTGTTCGCGGACACGACGGTGATCTTGAACTTGTCGTGCACGTTCAACACGTAGTCGTCGAGGCCGAGGATGCCGGCGTTCAATCCCGCCGCCTGCTCCGCTGTCGCGTGCGCCTTGCCCGCGTGTCCTGTTACGAGTTCAGCCATTCTGCTTGCCTCCGTTCTGCATCCAACTGTCGAAACTGTTGTCGTAGTCCTTGAGCTTGTTCACATAGTCCGCGTAATCCTGTTCGCAGAACAGGTAGTCGTGGCCCGCGCCGGTGGAGTCCAACCGGTTGACGCTGTACCACGTCTTGATATCCGGGTCGGTCAAGTCCTTGTACCACTTGTTTCTGCCGCAACGGTCGCATTGCATGACCGTCGCGTTGTCGATACGCGCCATGATGGCTCCCTTCCTTATTCGGCCTCGTAATCGACGCTCAGCACGCCGTCGGAGACCTTGACGATTTTCTTCGTGATGCTCGCGTTGACGGTGATGCCGGTGAGATTGTCGCGCGCCGTCACGGTGTCGCCAACGTCGAACACCACGTTCGCGTCATCACGGACCGTGACCTTCACATCACCCTCGGATTGCAGTTCCTGCAGCTTCTCACGTGTCTTCTGGTTCAGTTCGTTCGCCTCGGCCGAGCTGTAGTCGTAGACCTGCGTTATCTCATCCACGCCACTGAGCGATTGCGATTGGCTGACATTGCCTTTGGCGTCCGCATACCAGTGGACGACGGTTCTCGCGGCCAAATCGCCCTTGCCCAGGCCGATCATGTGGTTCGGCTTGCGCCACGTGCGCGTCGCGTCGAAATCAATCAAGTCCGAATCAATCGAGTCGCCGTAATGCGCGATGGGTTCCGCCCAGATGTTGACCTGACCGGACGCATAGGCGAGCTTGAGTTTCAGTCCGTTGGCTGCGCACATCTTCCGCAAACCGGTATACGCATCCACGTAACGGTCGAACTGGTAGCTTTTGATGGTCTGCGCGCCGGCAGTAGGCGAATCCACCGCCTCGAACACGGCATCCAATCCCACGCGGCTGATGAGCGAGCCGATGACCGAGGACGCTGAACCGGAAACCGTCAGATAATCCTTGCCTGAGTCGGGGGCGAGAATCTTATTAGCCAGCATGCCGTGCCATGTGCGGCCGGAATAGGTGAGGGTGGATTCACCACGTTTCAGAGAGTCCTTCAGCGCGTCCACCACGCCGCCGCACTCGCCGCCGTCAAGGTAGACGTAGCTGCCGGATTCGATGAGTCTGCCGCTAACGGTGAGCTCGAAATCGTTTTCGTCAGAACCCCATGCGGAGTCCAGCTTGTAGTCAGCGACGCTTTCACGGTCGACGCCTTGCGCGTCGGTGATAATCAGTTCGGCCATGGCGGTTCGCTTTCCTCCGCGTAGACGGTCAGATCAACACCGAAGCCATTCCACTCCACGGTGCTGTCGCCGGGCGGAATTGGCTGGAATATGTATTCGCCGCCGTTGAGCCCGGTTCCGCGCCGGCCTTTGTCGAACACGTTGGTTTTGTCTCCGTTCTCAGCGGTCATGACGATGGTGCGACGGCCTGCAATCGAAGTGACGGTCACGTAGGAGCCGGACGGAATCTCCATGTTGAGCGCGTACCGGTTGCCTCCCAACGTGAGCTGCGGGTTCGACACGGGCCCGTATATCACCATCTTGAACGGCATGGCCGTAGGCATGGGATTGTTCGCGGTAGCGTTTCGAGTGGTCATCAGATAATCATGCGGGTAATCGTGCGGATAGTCGAGGTCGAGGCCGGGTTGCAGCGCGTCCGACAAGAAGTGCTGCACGGCTCCGGCCTTGCGCCAGATGCCGTCCAACAGGACGACGGTGAGCTTCTGTTGGATTATCGCCGGCGTGATGGTCTGCGGTTCCGCCTTGACCACGTAGGCGCGAGTCGTCCACCCGTCCGCGTCGAACGTGCCGGGCGTTCCGGCGGCCACGTCCGCGTCGAACAGGCGGCGAGTCGAATCCACCTTCTCGGGGCAGCGGACATAGGTTAGGTCAAGCTCGGCCTCGCGCGCCGTGCGACTTACTCCGGTTAGACTCCGGTATCCGAGGGTGTACGACCATTCGCGGCCGCGCAGCCCCTCCGCCGTCTGAGCCCAGATATCGGGCCCTTCCAGTGGGATCGTCTCACCGGTCGAGGCGCACACATAACTAAGCGATCGCATTTCGTATCACCCTTCCGAGTTCACGACCATCGACTTCGATGCCGAGTTTCTCCATAATCAGTGGCATATCCGCGTGCAGCGCGCGCAGTTCCGACAGGAGTTCGCCGAGCAGTTCGCCAGATAACGGTTCGCCGCCAGTCGAGACGGAGGCTCTGGTCGGGCTCAGACCGTAGCCGGTGGCTACATCGGGAGTCGTGAACCGTGTGGAGGCGATGTCCGAGGCCATGCCGTTCATGCTGGACATGACGGCGGCTTGGCTGTTGCTGATGCCCTGGGCGAGACCGAGACCGATGTTCCGACCTATCTGGTCGCGGAACAAGCGTGACGGCGAGTGGATGCCGAGAAAGTTCTTCACGCCGGAGATGGCATCTTTCACGCCGCCGAGAATGGCGCTGCCAACTTTGCCGATGCTGCCCGTGATGCCGCTGATAATGCCATGCACGATCTGCGAGCCGATGGACACCATGCGTCCCGGTATGGATGCAAGCGTGTTGACCAGATTGCTCAGGAACTGCTGGCCCGCGCGAAGCGCGCCGGATGCCATGCTGCTGGCGAACGAGCCGACCGCGCTTATCGCGCCGGAAAGCCCGGCACCGATGCGTCCGGGCACCTGCGAGATGTAGGAGCCGATGGACGAGAGGAACCGGGAGCCGGCGTTGACCGCGTTCGACGCCATCCGGCCGACGAAGCTGGCTGCGGCGCTTACGGCCCCGCTCAGCCACGAGCCGACGTTCGCCGGAAGCTGGGAGATGAACGTGCCCACGTTGCTGAGGAACCGGGAGCCTGCGGAAAGCGCGTTGGCACCCATCTGCGCGGCCCAGCTCGCCACCGACGCAACCGTGGAGGTCAGCCAGTTCCAGATATTGCCCGGCAGTTGCACAAAGAACGTGCCGAGGTTCGCGAGAAACTGCTGGCCCGCAGAAATCGCCTGAGAGCCGAGCTGCGCGGCCCACAGCACCACGAACGTGATGCCATAGGCGAGCCAGTAGGCTATCGTCGCCGGAAGATTCGTGAGGAAGTTCGCTATGTTCGAGACGAACTGCTGTCCCGCCTGCAACGCCGACTGGCCGAAGCTCACCGCCCACGTGCCAATCGACGTAATCAGGTTCGACAACGCCGTCCCGATCGCGGAAGGCAGTTGCTGGAACCATTGAATGACAGACTGGATCGCGTTCGGGATTGTCTGCGTGAAGAAGTTGGCGATGTTCTGGCCGAGACTCGTGACGAACGAAACCACCGACTGCCATGCGGATGAGAGGAACGAGGTGAACGAGGCCCACGCCTTGCGGCCCGTCTCGGTCTGCGTGAAGAACCAGACGAGCGCGGCCACGAGCGCGCCTATCGCGGTGACAACGAGAACAATTGGGTTTGCGTTCATTGCCGCGTTGAGAACCCATTGTCCGGCTGCGGCGATTTTCGCCGCCACGTCGAACGATTTCAATGCGGTGACGGCTGCGGATATGAGGCTCGCCGTCTTGAACGCTGCGAAACCACCTGCGATGCCAGCGATGACGGTTCGTATCGCATCGCCGTGTTCGCTCGCCCAATCACCGAGCGACTGCAATGTGGACGCGAGTTTTTCGACAAATGGGGCGGCGGCGTTGAAGGCGTCGCCCACAAGCTGGCCGATGGAGGCTGCGGCGCCACCGTTCTGACCGACCGCAAGGAAACCGGTTACTGCGTCTGCCAATCCCTGACCGAGCTGCGTGAGCCCCTTCCAGAGTTCGCTGAGCGACGCGAGGAACGCCTGCACTCCGCCGCTGTCGGAAAGCGTGCCGATGAAGATGCTCACGTTGCGGGTAAGCGCGATCCACCAGTTGACGAGAGGGGAGATGATGTTGTTCAATACCGTGAGGAAGTTCTGCAAGCCCCCGCCATTCGTGACGACATCGAGCAGACTCCCGCCGAACGCCTGCGCGTTCGATGCCAGACCTTTCAGATACACTCCGAGCTGGCCGAAATCGGACTGCCAGATCGACACAAGCGGCTGCGCGGCCTGCGCCGCCTTGCCGAACCAGCCTTTCACGCCGGTGACCATGCCCGCCGCCGCGTCGCCGATTTTGCCGAACTGGGAGCTGAAACCGTTGATCGCCCCGGCGATGTTCTCCACGCCGACCGCTTCGATGACCTTCTGCACGGCCTTGGCGACACGGTTCTGCACGTTCTCCATGGCCGTGCCGATGCCCTGAGTCGCGTCCTTGGCCTGCTGGGCGAACGAGGCGTATTTGCCGAAACCGTTCTGGTTCAGTTCCATGACCTTCTTGTTGAAATCATCGAAACTGATTGACCCGTTTTTCATGGCCTCATACAGGTCGTTTGAGTTCTTCCCTGCGCCCAGCATGGCCTCGGCGACCTGATTGAGCTGGCCGGGCATCGCGGCCTGAATCGAACGCCATGCCTGCATATCGACCTTGCCGGCGCTCAGCATCTGCGTGTACTGGGTGAGCGCGTTCTCCTGCTCCATGGTCGAAGCGCCGCCCGCAAGCATCGCGTTGTTGAACGCGAGGGCGATGTTCGTGGCCTGATCCAGATTGCTGGTCAATGGGGCGAGCTGCTGCACCATGCCCGTCATCGCCGAACTGGTGGTGGGCAGGCCGTCGAGCGCGCTCGAGATCTTCTTGATGGAGGCGGCCGCGTCCTCGGAACTGTAGCCGAGGTTCTTCATGACCTTCGGGAAGTTGTTCATCTGGTCGGCGCGCGAGATCGCGGAGTTCAGGCTTCCCGTGACCACCGAGGCTACCTTGGAGAACACGGTGGAGGCGATGCCGGCGACCGCGCCCACCTTCGCCGCGAAACCGCCGGAGAGGCCCGAGCCGATGCTCTGGCCGGCCTTCTGCCCGGTGGATTTCGACGGCCCGTCGAACGCGTTCTCGATGGCCTTGCCTACGCCCTTCATGCTGGGCACGATCTGCACGTACGCCTGAGCCAGCTGGTATGCCATGACCATGCCTCTCTATTCAGTTGTTCATTCGTTGTGGGTGAAGGGTTTCGTCTCCACGTCCGTGAAGTCGCGGCTCATGAACGCGTCGAGCTGTTCGATGGTCAGGGCCATGGGCTTGATGGTGCGCGTCCTGCGCGTGGCTTCCCCGGAGTCCTCCGGCTTGGAGGGGTTCGCGACGGCATGGCCGCTTCCGTTGCCGGGTCGTGGCAGCGGTTCGGGTTGTGGGCCGCGTTTCTTCGGGTCGGCGTTGCCCCACATCCACATGTTCATCTGGTCGATCAGCGTGGTCATCAGATACTGGTCAAGCGTCCACGCGGCCGGGGCGTCCAGCTTCTGCCAGATAAGGGAGCCGGCGGGCAGGTTCGCGGCAAACGCGGCCGTCTCCAACGGGTCCAGCTCGTAGATGCCGAGCCCATATACGCGCCTCATGTCCGCCGCCAGCTGGTCGGGGCAGCGGACGAGCAGGTATACGAGCGTCAGGAGTTTGGGAAAGCCTTGCTCATCTCCTCGAACAGTTCGTTCAGGAAGGCTCCCATGGTTTCGCCGTCGATACGACCGTCAGCGCCTCGTAATTCGTTCTTGGCCTTGCCGTATGAGTCGCCGAGAAGTCGGCGCAGGAACGGGATGATCTGCAAGGCGTTGCCCTTCGGGTCGGCCTGAAGGTCATAGAGAGATTCCACGAACTCCCAATCGTCCAGCACCTTCGGGTCGATGGTCAGGGAGATGCCCTTGACGGTGACGGTGCGCGGCTTGCCCTGCGCGGGCCTGTGATCCTGCGGACGGTTGCCGGGGACGTTGTTGCTGGCGGTATTACCGTAACGATGATGACGGTTTCGTGACATAATGACTTCTCCAAAAAACCATGGACGACTTCGAGGGTTGAAAAAATGAGGGTTCCCGCGTCGCGGGGAAGTCGTCGAACGCATGACGCGGGAAGAACCGTTATTCGGCGGCCGGGGTCCCTTCGCCGGTTTCGGCGTTCTCGTCGCCGTTGACCGGATCAATGACCTTGCCGACCAGGGCCTCGGTGACGGCCACGCTACGGGACGCGGCGATGCCGACGTATTCGATGGCGGTGACGCCGGAGCCCATGTCGTTGGCGGAGACGGTGATGTCGTACACCTGCGGGTCGCCGGCATGCACCTGGCGGTCGCCGAACTCGGCGCGGGTCGCGTTGCCGATCACGAGGCGGTCCTTGACGTCGCCGCTCATCGCGATTTCGAACACGAGCACGAAGTCCTCGTCGGAGGGCATCTGGTGTTTGATGGTCATGCTCTTGTCGGTGCCGGTGACCGCGTCCGAGTTATAGCGGAGCTTCGCGGACTCGGCTCGCAGCACTTCGAGCAGGGCGAACTGGTAGGACTCGGCGTAGCTGGTGATGATCTTCATCACGGTGGTACCGTTGGCGTCCTTGATCTCGGTGGTGTCGGTGTCGGTCGTGTTGGTCAGGCCGTCCTCGGACAGGTAGCCGAGCAGCTTGTACGCGGAGGGCAATGCGGTGGCGGAGTCGGTGGGCAGTGTGGTGCCGGCGGGTGCCCAGTAGGCGTAGCCGCCGACCTTGAACTTGCCCAACGACACCATGGTGGAATCGTTGGTTGTGGAATCAACCATGATTTACAGCCTTTCTAATCGTCTGATTTGATAATCAACTGGAGAATGATTTGGTAACGGGGCCGCCCGTCGGGCATGGGGAAATGCGTGCGCCCGGTGATGTCGATATCGGCGACCTCGGGCAGTTCGACGATACGTTTGAGCCGGGGGAGTATGAGTTTCGCCGCAGCCTCGGAGACCAGCCAGCGCGACTCGCCCCACACCTGCACCGCGATAAGCGGCAGGCTGCGAAACGGTTCGTCCGTGCCTCCGACCTGTTCGACGGTGACGAACGGCATCGGATGCGTGGCCGACGATCCGGCGGGCACGTCGAACATCGCCGGATATTCGGCCTTGATCGTCGGGTCCGCGTTGAGCCAGTCCATGACGAGTTTCTCCGCGTTCACGGCCATCAGCCGCCACCTCCCACTGCTTTGGCAAGCGTGTTGTGCAATGCGTTGTCGACGTGGGCCGCGTGGTTGGCCGGATAGACGTTCGCCGTGGCACCTTTGGGGCCGGTGCGCACGCTTGCCTCGTAACGCGGAACGTGATCCTCTCCGGCGGACACATGCACGTCACGCATGGCGGTGGAGTTGGCGCGTCCCGCGATTTTGTCGGCTTCGGCCTTGACAATGCGTGCGCCCTCGTTTTGGCGGTAAGCGAGGAACGCCGAATAATCGAGTCTCACGGTATTGGACATCAGCCCTTCGAATCCGTGACTTCGACCTTGAGGTTCCAGGCGGTCGGCTTCATGCCGCCGTCTAATGGCCTCGGGTCTCCGATCACCTTGTAGTCATGCTCGTCGATGCGTATGCTCGCCCCGCGCAGGCTCCGGTATGCGTAGCTGCGCGGGAACAGGCACGTGAACGCCACGGTCACTCCGTCAGGGCGCAGCGAATCGGTTGCATTCGACATGGCACCCGGCGAGACGAGCACGTTGCCCACCGATTCGATATCGTCCTTCGTGACGGGCGAGCCGCCCGGGTCGGTCTCGCCAGTGGGCGTGCAGCGCACCACTTTCACGGTCTCGCCCCTCATGACGCCTCCCCGTTCGACAGGTCGATGCTGTAGAAGCGTTGGCCGGTGAGTCCGAGCGCCTTCTTCTGTCCCTTGGACAGATAGAATTCGCCGCGAGGGTTCGAGAAGGTCATCGACTGGGTGAAACTGCCCGCCGTGAGACTGAGATTGCTGGCACCGGTCGTATCGAAACCGGCGCCCTCGGTCTGCATGTCGGACGAGATCACATCCTTGGCGAGCTCGCAGGCGATGCGTTCCAACGTGGCGGATGCGATATCGCGCCATCCGGGACACTGCTCGCGAATGAACTGCGATGCATCAGCCAGCCGCTGGTCAACATAATCCGGGTCGTCCGGCATCTGCTTCCAGCGTTTGGACAATTCCGTGTGGGTGGCGAATGGGTTTTCTTCCGTTTCGTCGGCCATAACACACCTCCCCACGTCAGGCGGCGATGACACCGATCGCGCGCAACTGGGTGAGGATGCTGTTGACCTTCGTGGCGATGGTCGCCGCATCCGCGGAGGCTGCGAAGTCCGGAATCGCGGCACCCTTCTTGACGCCACCCAACGCCGCAGCCGTGGCTGCGGGAAGCGTGTAGGCTGGCGGAATCGTCGGCTTGTTCAACAGGTCGTTGTAGCTTCCACTGAAGCTGGACGTTCCCGCGCCAATGGCCTTGCGCGCCTCCGCCGCATCCGTGGCCTTGAGCACCGCCTTGCCGATGCCGGTGGCGCCAGCAAGCGTGTCGACGGTGGGAGCGCCGCCTACATCGACCGGATTGCCTTCCCCGTCAAAAACGGCCACCTGAGCGATAATCTCGCCGTCAGTCGGCTTCGGTTGACGCACGAACTGTATCTGCTTGTTCAGTCCCATGGCCATCACGCTCCGGTGGCCACCGACGCTCCGGTGGCCGGCGCGATGACGTACGCGGGGAAGCGCTTGCTCTTGTCCGACTGCACGTCGTTGATGGGGTTGGCGATCTGGAAGCCGACGCGGAACACGACGCGCATGGCGACGCAGTCCTGCTGGGCGAGGTTCAGAATCACCTTGCCGTTATCGTCCGAGATAACCGACTGGTCAAGCAGCTTGTAGGTGATGTCCTGACGGATGCCGACCACGAAGTTCGACCAGTCCGCGCCGAGCAGCACGGCCTTGGTGGCATCCCACGCGCCGTTGTCTACCTCGTTGAGACCGAAGCCGTACAGGGTGGACGGGGCCCCCGAGGCGAGGGACGGCACGTAGATCGGGCTGCCGTTGGCGTTGCGCAGGCCGATAAGCTCCCAGTTCAGGCCCGGCTTGCTGGCGAAGCCGTTCATGGCGAAGCCCTGTTCGGCGAGCTTCTGACCCATGCTGGCAACGTCCTTGGCGAGATCCTTGCCCTGGGTGAGCGTGTTGTGCGCCGCGATGGCCTGCGGGATGATGCCGTCAGGGAAGCTGGAAGGCTTGTCCACGCCGAACAGTGTCGCCTGATCCAGCTTGTAGCCAAGCGCGGAAGCCAGACGCGGCATGACCTCCGGCCAGATGGGGATGCCAGAATCCGCGATGACGGCCTCCGGGATGGGCACGATGGCCGCAAGCTCCTCGGCCGTGATGCTCAGGCCCGACCATTTCATCTTCGTGGTCTGCTTCAGGCCGGTATCGCCGCCAACCCAGTAGGCGATCGGCTTGGAGTCAAGCACCGGCTGCGTGCGCGTGCGGGTGCTCATGCGAATCTGACGCATACGGGTGAGGGACACACTCGACTTGGGGGCGTCCTGGATAATCTGGGTGGCGTATTCGGTGGGGATGAGTCCGCCGCCGAGGTCGCCGCTGGTGATGATGGAGTTCACGTTGGAAACCATCGTCATACCTTCTTTCTATGGAGTGGGGAGGTTATTTCTGCTTTTGTTCAAGGAACTGGTCACGGATCCAGTCGCCGGAGGAGCCGGATGGTGCGGGCGGCTGGTTGGATTCGGAGGAGGCGAGCACCTTCGGCTTGGTCTTCTCGGCGATGTAGTCGGCGAGCGCCTTGCCGTTGGCCTGCATCTCTTCGAGCGTGGAGCCATGGAGCAGTGCGATGGGCACGCCGGTTTCCTTGGAGACCTGCGTCTTCCATTCGTTCTGCTGTTTTTCCGCCTCGTAGGCGGCGTTCTTGGCTTCAAGCTCTTTGATGTGCTTGGCGGTCTTTTCGGCTTCGGACAGTTGGGCCTCCTTGAGCTGTTGCAGTTCGTCGGCGGCTGCCTTGTTGTCCTTGGCGCGTTTCTCCCATTCGCGGGAATGGGCGACGGCCTCCCTGTATTTGGCCTCGTAATCGATTTCGGGCGGCTTCGCTCCGTTCTCGGTCGATGCCGCCTGCTGGTTGCCGTTGGCCTCTTCGGTCATGGTTCCTCCTAGTGGGTTGGGCCCGTTTCGGGCATAAAAAACCACCCGTGCGGGTGGTTGGGGAAAATCTCAGTTCGAGTGCGACGGTCGTGGCACCCCGTAGCCGTCCTTGTAACGGTCGGGGTAGAGTCGGCGCATCACATAGGTGATCGTGTTCGGGTCGTTGGGATTGTCGGGATTGCCTTTTGTGGTGGCCTTTATCATCCGATAGGTGTCGTCGTCCAGGCCGCCGTTCTCGATGAGGCTACGGGCGTGCATGTATTCCGAGTACATGCGGTCGGGGTCATAGCCCTCGATGTGAGCTTGGTCCCTGTCCCATTCGGGGACTATCTGGCAGTCGCAGTCGTCGTGAAACAGGCTGAACGAGCCTTTGGCGTATTTTGCGGTCTTCTCGCTGCGGTACACCCAGCCGCGCGAGCAGAGCATCGTGCAGAACGCGCACGTCTTCGCGCCTCTCGGCACGCGCGCGTACCGGGGTTCGGACGGGTCGTGCTCGCACAGGCGGGCGATGGTTTCGCGCCCCGAATACATGACCCAGCGTTGCATCGCACCGACAAGATACGCCTGCATGGTCTGCGGGTCGGTCCACAGGTGGCCGGCCTGCCAGCGTATCGTCTTGTCGATGCCGTCGCCGGGAAACGAGTCGGACAGGTCGTACTCCCATGATTCGGGCACCGATTCGCCACGGACGCGCATATACCATTCGTAGGCGGCCTGTGCCGCGAGGTCGCCGTATTTGGCGACCAGTTGCGGCACGTAGTCGAGCAGCATGTCACGTTGCCATTCAGGACTGAGCTGTTGCAGCGTCCCCCACAGTTTCGCCAGATCGCGGCGCGCCAGTTCCACCGCTCTGGCTTGGCTGGCTTGCAGCTGGTCCAGTTGCCGGTTGTCCGTCATCCTTGTTGCCTCCGTTCACGAGGGAGTCAAGCACGCTGCGGGTCTCGGCCTTGCGCTTGTCGACCAACAGGCGTGTGATGTCGGAATCCGTGTAGCCGAGCTTCTCCAGAATAACGTCGGAGTTGGCGAGCCACGGCATGGCCGTCACCTGCTTCACGATGGCATCGGAGAGCGCGGCCTGCGATGGGCGTTCGGGGTCACGCCAGTTGACCTGCAAGCGGTCGAGCTCGTCGCTGTCCTCGCTGGTGCCGTTGAGTATGGCGATGTCCCTCGCGGCCTTGCGTAGTTGCACTCCGATGGCGCGGCAGGCGTTCTTCGCCTCGATGACAAGTTCGCTTTCCGCCGCCATGATCGCGTCGGACGAGGAAGGGCCGGAATCCGTCATGACGCCGAACTGGCTGAGCGGCACGCCGGTCGCGCCGCTCATGCGTGCCGCGAGTGCGCGAAGCATGTCGGTGTGCGGCTGCATGGTCATCTGCGTGAACTGGCCGATGGCGGGTGCCTGGCCGTCCTCGTTGAGGCTGATGTTGAGCATCTTCGAGATGGTGGCTTCCCAGCCGGTCAGCTTCTTGCCGTTCTTGTCCTCGGGCGGCTCGTCCGCGCCGATGAGGTAGCGTTGCGGGCTCGAATAGAATTCGGCGCTTACCTCCATGCGCAGCATGGTGCGCACCGCAGTGTCGGTGATACTCATGACCTCGCGGCTGATGCGCGAGCGGCCAAAGGGGCGGTTCAGGTCCTGATGGTAGGGGATCAGGTAAACGGGCACATGATCCATGTACGTGTTCCGGGGAGCGTCCGCATGATAGCGGCCTGATTGCGTGCGGCGTATACGAATCGTGTAGCCGGGCATGTAGAGCATGAGTTCGGAAGGCACGATGGTGTTCGCCTGCGCGTACTGGGAGCGGTCGATATCGGTTATCGACAACGCCGCCGACAGGCCGCGACGGGCGTAATCCCACAGGCCGGTCTCATAGAGCGCGCTGCGGAACGACACGGACACCTTGGAACGCAGACCGTCTTCCGGTTCCGCGCTGCGCACATTCAGGAACGAGCATGAGTGAGTGAGCGCGCTGCGGATGGCCTGCGGCAATTCCACGTCGAAGTCGTTGTCTGAAAGAATCGAATCCAAACCCAACGGATCGCGGCTGTCGTCGCCGACTCCGACGAAACCATCGAACACGATGCGGTCGGCCAAAGCGTCCACCGATTTCTGCGGCCAGCCCACGACCTCGCTTATCCCCGCCATGCTGTCCGGCACAGCGATGGACAGATTCTTAAGCTCGTTTCGCCCGTCGTAGTATTTGGTGCGCAACAGGTTACGTTCGAGCTTCTGGGACCATTGACGTATCATCAAATCCCACGGTTCTCGGCACTCGTCGGGCAGATTATCGACCTGCACGTTTTCAAGACTGGGAATCTGCATCAGAATGCCACCGCCTTCGCTCTTCTTCCCGGATGACGCTTGGAAGTCTTGACGTTCCAATACGCGAGAGCCACCGCTTCCACGGGACTCACATCGACGTTCTCCATGGACGGCTCGTAGCCGAACCCGTCGCCGATTTTCCTATGCTTCGCATGACCCACCGCCTCGTCAAGCAGAGGCTGGCCGAAATGGGTAAGCCCATGGTCGTTCACGGCCTGTTCGAGCATCGAACAAGCGTCCGCCACGTCGGAAGGGCGCGGCACCACGATCACTCTTTTGGACACGCCCTTGTCGATGAGGCTGTTGACCAGGGTGGGCGCTCCCACGCGCCCGTCGATGATGATGCCGATGGCGTTGCGCCACCGTTCCGCACCGTCCTTCTCGGCGGTCAGCCAGTCGGCCAGCCAGCCGGTGCCGCCGCGCATGCTGCGCGAGGCTATGACCTCCACGTGCGGCAATTCACCCGACTTGCGTGGCGGGCGCACGCACGCCACGAGGGGGACGTTCGCGCCGTCCGCGCTGAACTTGACCGCATACGAGTTGTAGCCGTCCATGCAAGGGTTGTCGGTCTTGCACTTGGCCCACTCGTCAACATCGATATCGGACAGCGCGCCGGCCTGATCGTTCCACCAGCCGAGACGTTCGCGGGCGAAACCGTCAGGGGTCATCTTCTCCGATTCGGAAACGACCACGCTCTTCAGCAGTCGGGTGCCGAGCGATGGATTGTATTGGTACCAGCGTTGCTGGTCGTGCACGTCGCCGATCTCGGTCGCCGCCCATTCGAACCAGCACAGGTTCTTCGGCGGCTTGTCACGATGCGCGTTGCGGCGCATGCGCGCGAACACCGTTCCCGGCGAGGTCGGCGGTGTCGGCGTTCCCGTGTAGATGGTCAACGGGTTGCCCGAGGGTGCCGACGAGATGGCGGGCTGTATGGCCTCCATCTGCTCGTCGGTCAGCTCCTGCGCCTCGTCGCACACCAGCACGTCCACCGTGAAACCACGGCCCGAACTTTTCGAACGGGCGATGAACTCAATGCTGCCACCGTTCTTCAACACGATGGCCTCCTGGCCGTTCGTGGCCCGAATGTAGGTGACCAGTTCCGACAGTTCGGGGAACTTGCGCGCGTTCTCGAAGTAGTATTTCATGCGCAGGAAATGCTTGCGGCAGGTCTTCACCTCATGCGCCGTATGCAGGATCTTCATGCCGATGATCGCGGAGAGATAAAGCTCCGTGAACTCGAGAATCGCGTTCTTGCCGTTCTGGCGCGGCACCGCGCACCCGCAATCCGACGCCGCCCATTGCAGCTTCGAATCCGTGGCGAGCCACCCCTCGAGCACGATGCGCTGCCACTTATCCGGCTTCATGTCGTAGCCGGCTGCGAGCGCGCACGCCTCGCCTCCCTCGGACTGCGCGTGCTTGGGAACCAGAGCGAAGCTAGGTTCCTGTACGCCTCTTCGCCTTGCCACCCTGAATCACCCTCAGCTTCCGTCGTTCGGCTATCTCATCGAGCGGCGTATGCCGCTCCTGCTTCTGGGCTTTCGCCGGCATGATCTGGCTGCGTGCGGCTGGTGTGATGCCGTAATCCTGCAGCAGCTTGTTCAGTATGGGCACGCTGGCGAAATTGCCGGAACCCCAGATGTCCGCGTGGATCAGTGCGGCGTTCATGAGGTTGTCCCAGTCGGCCTCCGTCCACGAGTCCGCTCCGGGGGTGGAAGCCAAATGCTCCCACCATCGCACGGTCGCCTCCGGCCACTCGATGCCGTCAGGCAACTGTGGCTGCGTTATCGTGGTCTTGGCCAACTGGATCACCTCGAATCAATGTCTAGGAGCCGCTGGAGCGACTCGCGCGAGCGGAACCGGCGGCACGAGAGAAATCAAACTCGCCCTGCACGTATCTCGGACGCATGACAACCACCTCCATCGGGAAAATCAGGAGCCTGAGGAACGCGAGCCGCCGCGAGAAAAAGCGCTGCGGGTACGACCGGCCACATTACGCACCGCATTGCCGGCGCGCTGGAACAGGTTACGCACGATCCACCTCCTTTCCAGTAACGATGTGGACAAGAAAAATCGGGATCTACCGTTTCCAGCCTGCACTGCGGTATCTGTTCCATTCGTCGTTGAACCGCTTGTCGAACGCCCGGTCTCGGCGTGCCTGGGCGTTCTTCCATGACTGAGAAACGCCGGCTTCAAGATCGTTGACTCCCTGTTCCTTGCGTTTCTTCATCAACGCGCGCATCTTGAGGGTATCCTGCCATAGCTTCGATATACGTTCGTCGGATAAGCCCTGTTTGCGGTATTGGGATATTCGCTCTTTCGAGAAGCCGACGCCGGAAAGCGTTGAGCCCTTCGAGCGTGAGCGGGATGAGTTGCCGCCGCTCCCGCTGCTGGACGAGCGGGAAGCCGAAGAAGAGCCGCGTCGCATGAGAACCTCCCAATGAAAAAGCCGCCACATAGGGACGGCTTGAACGAAAAAAATATTGTTTACCGGTTCACGATCCGCTCGATCGCGACGCGGAACGGGACGCACTCACACGCAGGGCGGACACACCGCCACCGGATGAACCGGAAGAGCGACGCCCATACCCCGTATAGCGGATATCGTTGGTGCTCGCATAACGGACTCGCCTCATAACTCACCTCCCAGCTTCCGAGCTACGGCCATACCATCGAGGTATTTATCTCCGAGTTTGCGAAGACCATACTCGGCAAGGAAAGAATCCTTGTCGTCTCGCAACGGGAACGCGATGGCGAACCAGTATTCGGAATCGGTCGGCTCCACGAGCTTCCTGGGACTGCAAGCCGAAACCAGCGCCCTGTGCAGGGCGGCGAACTCGGCGAGACAATCCTTCTCCAGATCATCGGAGTACTTGACATCGGCGAGCGGGTCAGGCGTCTTCTCCGCGAACCCGAGACCACCACCGAAGCCGACGCCGGCACCGAACGCCACGGCGGACGACTTGGCCGGCTTGTACGGGGCGAGTAGCTTCTCGATATCACGGTACGCATAGATCCGGTGGTTTTCGCCGAAGCCAAACCGTTCACGCCACCGCGCCATCTCGGCGGGGGAGGGGAAACACAGGCACAGCCAGAACTCGGTGTCGGTCGCATCCACGAAACGCTTGCGCTCCGCACGGGCGCGCTCCCGGTACTCCTTCGCGTTCTCGTCCAGATTTTCCGGCACCGGCTTCACAGCCTTCTTGCCCTTGGACTTCTTGGAAAAGTCGAATCGGAAATCACCTGACATGATCCACCTCCAACAAGGGAAACCATTCAAGCAGCGTCGCGTAATCGTCCGGTGCCTTGTCCTTGAGCACCTTGGTGAAACGCTTGTCGATGCCATCGAAAGAACGCCCGAACCACGCATAATCACACGGCAGCTCGATATGATGCCCGCTGATGCAGTCCAGCACCTCGCCCTTGAGCCAATCCCCGATAGGAGAGACCTTCTTGAGATTGCGCCGCCAGTACCCGTACTGGACGAACGCGCCACGACGCTGAATCGAATCGGCCGCACGCACGCCATCCGCGCACCACGTGCTCTTATCCAAGCCCACGTCGGCGCGGATGAAATCCCACATCTGCTCATACGACGGCTCAGGCAAACGCGCCGCCTCGATGTAGCGCAGACGTTCGGGAGCCTGGAACACCGCATTGTTCAGCCAACGGTACAGCGACGGGTGCGGATACCTTTTGATTCGGGTCTGGAACTTCTGCTCGAAATAATCAAGCTCCTCGTCCACGAACCTCAAACCGGGCACATAGTAGAGATACGCGGGAACGACCTCGATGCCCATATCCCGCATCGCCAGCCACGCGGCTATGGAATCCTTGCCGCACGAAAACGCCAACAACACGGGCCTGCCATCAGCGGCCAGCTTCTCACGCACCGCGAGACTCGTGCCCTGATTACGAATAACCGTGGTCACTTCGGCCACCTCCTTCCCGTCATGCGAATAAACCGCGAATGCGAATAAAACTCGACACCGGCACGCCGGAAGCTCGCCTCCGACGACCACACGAACACATGCAGCCCATGTCCGCTGGTCGAAACCTCCGCATAGATCGCATCCGGCAGCAGCTCCATCGCCTTCGCGGGCGGACTGGTCAAATCAACATGGTCGAAATCCCAGCACGCAAGCCCATCGCCGAGCATTATGCCATAACCGTCACCGGCCTTCGAGCGCATGACCTCCGAATATGACGCCCAGGTACTTGAGTCCGTCGAACTGGCCGGCGACCCATCGCACATAATCGGACGCTTACCATCGGCCCGCACCCAACGGCGCAATGCCCTGAGCGCTTGGGGTATCTGATGTTTGCGGCTCCACGCCTTGCGGCATCTGTCCGAGCAAAACAGTCTCGGACGCCTAGGGTTAGGTGTGGGTTGGAAGAAGTGGCCGCAATTCCTACATTGGTTGACCATAGCTATTACTATAGCATATATTCCAACGATTCGCAACACTAATTTCGTGACATATCAAAACTGCGTAAAATCAAACGTAACAGCCTCGGAAAACAACGGGGCAAAAACATCAAAACCATGCCGGAACGGCTTCCACGGGCGCTCGCAGACACCCCAGCGGCCAAACGTACGATACTCCACGCGGGTTGCGGGGGGATGCGGGCGCTATGTTCTGCGGGGAGCCTTGCATGGGAGGGGGAGGGGATGGCCCCCGGTTACCATTGGCGGCTGATTGGGATGGTGTTTTGTGGTTGTTTTTTTGTGTTTTGGTGGCCTGTGGTGTTGGCGATTATTTTGTTGCTTTTTCTTTGGTTGCAGATTCTGTGTGTGAGTTGTGTGTTGTCATAGCTGGTTGGTGATCCGCCTCGGCTGTATGGGATGATCTCATCGAGTTCGCAGCTGAGTGGGTGTGGTGTTTTGAGTGTGAGGTCTATGGGTTTGCCGCACAGCGGGCAGATCGGTATTGGTCCTTCGGTTGCGATGTGTCTGGCCTTGCATTTGCGGCGGGCTGCTCCATTTTGGTATCGGCCTGAGCCTGCCTTGTTGCTCATGTTCCCATCCTGTGTGTTTGGTGGCTTGGGCGAGATTCTAATTCGCGGACCGGTTGTCGTGTTTGCGGGTCGCCGTGCTGTCTCGGCATGGCCGGCTGGTCCTCTGCGGTACGCAAGCCGTGGCATGCGCGGTTGGCTTCGATCCAACGACCTGCGGTTTTGGAGACCGCCGCTCTACCGGCTGAGCTACGCGCATAGGTGGGTATGAGTAAAGCCCCTGAGATGTATGTCCCAGAGGCTTTCGCACTTATCCTGATACGGAGTATACCACGGGGTGGCAACAGCCTACTGCCGGCTGGAATATGCCATTGCCATGCTGACTATCTCCCTGATGCTGAATTCGTAGTATCCGTCTTCCACTGGCTTGCTGCTGGGGAGTTTGCCACGGCGTATCCACATGATGATTACTTTGCGGCTGACCTCGTATCCGTAGTTCTCACGCAGCCATTCGCTCATGCCCGCAGGTGTCTTCGTGAGATGGATTGCCTCGGCCTTGTCGCGGCTCTGCTCGCGCAGCTCGGCCACGTCGATGACGGCCCCGCATTTGCAGAGTCTCAGCGTCTCGCCCTTCGCGGCCGTCACCTCGCGCCCGCATTCGGGGCATACGCCGATGATCCTGCGCGAGCGCGGCCTGCGGTCGATGAGCGGTTCGATGCGCTCGCAGGCGTGGATGAGCCATGTCAGCCAATGTCCCGAGCGGCTGGCGCGGCATAGGTCGGGCAGTCGTCGTGGCGAGTCCCTGAGCAGGGCCTGCCATCTCGGACGGCTTTCCACGCCGGTCTCGTTCCACATGTCCTGCAGGCCGTCCTCGGTCTGGTCGAGCATGTCCTGCGCGTGGAGGTTGATGGGCGCGGGTGCCGCGCCTCCTTGCGGTTTGCCGCCCGCTCCGGGTTCGCCGAGCTTGTAGGCGTGAAGGGATACCTGTTGCAGGAGCATCATGTCATGGCGGAGCCGGTGGAGTGTTTTCGCGTAGACGCGGCGGCAGTCCCGGCAGAGCGTCCACGGTGCCTCGACCTGCTGGCTGCCGCAGTGTTGGCATGGTTCGGTTTGGATGATCATTGTTTGAAGCCCTCCACGTTCGGCTATGATGGTGCTTTGGTGAGCGTGCCCTCCGCCATTTTGGTGGAGGGCTTCGTTTTATTTGGTATTGCGGGTCATTGCTCGAACAATGGAGGTTCGATGAATTCGACCTTGCGCGGCGGCTTCGGACGACCGTCGCCCTCGCGGATGATCGCACGCACTTCCTCCAACGGAAGGCCCAATTGACGGGCCGTTTCCGTTGCGCTGTAGCCGCGCTTGTGCCATACGAGCACTTTGTCCCGTGTTGTCTGACTCGTCACTGCACGCCTCCCGCCATTGGGTCGATGAGCTGGCAGCTCATGGCGTCGATGCGCCCATCGGTCTTGGCCTCGATGCACAAACGTTTCACGTCGCCCGTGGTCTCAATTTTTTGCACGATGGTCTGCTCCGGCTGGTCGGGTGTCTGCGTGCCAGCCCAGCAGACGAAGCAGATGGCCGTCAGGCCGGACACCACTAACAGGATCACAGTAGCGAGCATCGCTAACCCGACGAAATTCTCCAACGTCCAGTCCTTGAATGGTTTCCTCATGATTCCTCCTTGAGCGTGGCGACATATTCGATGGCCTTGCGCTCACGTTTCGCGTACCTCTCGCACTTGCGTTTGAGACGTTTGAGGCTCATGGCGTATATGTAGACTCGGAAGTCGCCGTCCTCGGTGATTCTGGCCTCGTACCGGCTCAGGGCTGAGGCCCTGAATTGCGCGGTCAGATGGTTGGTAAGCTGTACTCCGTTCATCCCTCCACCTCGATTTCCTCGCCGTACTCGCCGTAGAGTTGGTCTGCCGCATCCTTGGTCGTGTAGAGGCATTTCGCGGGCGCATGTTCGTAGTCGTAGATGGCGGCTGCGATGACCTCGCGAAACTCCTCACGGGTGAATATCCTCGCCTTATATGTCACGGTTCCTCCTTGAATGTTTGGTCTATCCATTGCTTTCTTTTATGATTTCCCTGAGCTGGTCGATGAAGCCTTGAGTGGCGTTCGTGTGGAATCGTTGCACGTTAGTCTTGAGCTGGATGCAGTAGTAGAGGTTGCCGTGCTCCTCCATCTCGCAGAACCACTCGACCCCATCCCTGCGGCAGATGCCGAGCAGTTCGCACTCCCACTCGGCCTTCTGCTTGCCGCAAGTGAGGGGCCGGCCCTCCTCGCTGTACTCGCGCTTCATCGTCCGTCTCCCATTTCCTTCTCCTCGTTCGCGATCGATTGGAGGATGGCCGCCAGGTCACCGAGCTCGTTCCAGCTCAACCGGATGCGGCGGATGCTGCCGCCGTCATGGATGGCCAGCACCCATGAGCGGGTGCCGTTTCGGCCGTCTCCGGGAATCCAGCTCAGGGTCACATGCCCGCAGGAGGCACCTGTGACCATGCCGCACCGTCGTTCGATCTCCACGTCCGTCGCCTTCATCGTCTGCCTCCCAGACTCTCGCGAATCCGCTCCACATCAGCATTCATCGTCTGCCTCCGTGACTTCCTCGCCGACTGGTAGGGTGCGATAGATTTTTGTGATTCGCCACGTGCCCGGCGTCTCGTGGATATGCTTCACAGCGGCCTCATAGGAATTGAAAGTGACGGTCGGATACAGCATCTCGATAGCCGAATCGACCAGATATTCTTCCTTGGTCTCCAACTTCATCGTCCGTCTTCCTGACTCATGTAGGTCAACGTGAAGCATTTATCACCGTTGCATATGCGGTTCCAAGCGGCGATATTGTATTGCAACTGATACGGGGCGGGCTTCCGTGAACAACCTCCCTCGAAGCCGAGCCCGCAGACAGTGCAGCGGAACATCACGATAAAGAACGTGTATTCAGGCAACCCCTGCACGCCGTCCCGCTCCCATTTCGCCTTGACCTTGCCCCCGCATTTGGGACACGGGCTAATCCTGTGGAAACGCATCATTCCTCGATTCCGTAGATTCTGAATTTCGTACCGCATTCCTGGCACTCCGCAACGAAACCGATGATCTCGTCATCACGAGTACCCTTCAGGAACCCGTACGCGTGGCCGCATTCAGGGCAATCGGCGGTGATATAGACCGTTCTTTCCGCCCACACGGATTCAATTTCGTCGCTCATTCTTCTGTTGCCTCCTTCGGCTTGGTGTCATAGCTGTACACGTGTTCCGCCTTACTGCTGATGATGCTCACATTCGTCCCCTTTCCTGATTGTGGACGAGACAGTCGTCCATGGCCTGAGCCAGTTCCTCGTCGGTGTGGTATCGGGGCC